GATACATCTCTGGAACGTAATGTTCTAATTGTGCTTGATAAAGCCAATGTTAGTCCTTATAGCCGTAAACTTGAACTTCCCCTACAGCGTTTAAACTACCGCCACTTGGGAAAAAAGTAATGCCATCATAAGAAGTAGTGGTTTGTTTACATCCACCAAAAATTGTAGTTACATTGTCATACCATATATTGCCATTAATAAATGTATTTTTTGTTAGATATGGATTTAATAAATCAAAGATATAATAATTGTAACCGCCACTACCATCAAACTGAAATGCAAAACTTGTACCATTTCCAACAACAGCGTGTCTATTATCTGAGTTAACTGCACTTATATTAAAAGCATAGTTACTTGCACTGTCATCTGTACCTGATGCTCTTAGTCTCATTTGTAAAGCAAATGAACCGCTAAGTTGATAAGTAACAATAATTCTATATTTATCATAATTAGAAGTAAATACATCATTTAAAGACATACTAGATGCAGAAGTAAAACTAATAACACCATTGCCATTGTCAGTGCCATTAACAACAGAACCTGGCTTGATTAATACCAACCCACCACTAGGTCCACTGGTGGCTAAGTCTCTGGCTTTTGTCATTAGTTCACTCCCATAATTGCTTTGGCTTCATCTTCTGTTAGACCCAAGGCTGCTAGTTTTGCTAGTGCAGATTCTTTAAGGGCTTCTTTAGCCTGTTGTTCGGCTTCAATCAAACTTTGTGCTTGTTGCATTTCTGCTTGCCAAGATAAAATATAATCTAATTCTTGACCTTTGGCTTCTCTTTTTTTGCCGTTCTCTTGAACATAAATTTTATCGGTCATTTTACTCCTTAAAGCCATAAACACTAATAGTTCCAGAAAATGAAGTTGAACCCAAAACGCTAAATCCATCATAAGAAGTAGTTAATGTATGGTTACCTGTCCACATTGAAAAATCTAAAGTATTTAATAATCTTGCATTTGCAAAAGGATTCATAAAAGTATTCTTAGCAGCAAATGGATTAGAAAGAATAAAATTATTTACAAAAGTTCCACTTGATACAGCAGTAGCAATTTCAAATGCTGTTTGACCAGTAGCACGAGCGGCTGTTATTGTTGCATTATCTACATTTAGTCTTTGTGTATTATAGTTAGCAGCAGAAGCATCTGTTCCACTTGCTCTTAATCTTAAAGACATATTACTTTGTGCCGCAGATGTAGCCTGTATGTTGATTAAATAATTATTATATGTCGCACTAAATACATCATTAAAATTCACTGCACTTACAGCACTAGCAGTCTGTGTTTCAATATGTACCAAACCATTTTGAGCATCTACTTCTGCTTTAGTGTAAGTGTTAGCAAGATTAAATGAATTGTATGCAAACACTTCAACAACATCATTGGCTGCTAAGGCAGGAGATAGAGCAGTAATGCTAGTGCCATCAGTTGCTGTGTAGTCAGAGGTTCTAACTAGCAAGACACCATTGAGATATACCTGCTCAGCACCTGGAACATAAGCCAAAGTAAAGCCATTGGCATCTACCCCAGAAAGGCTTGTCTCGCCTCCTGAAGCCACGAAACGGTAGCGTACTAGTTGTCTATCAAAGGTACCCACATCACCGTCTGAATCCACCCATATATCGCCTGTAGAGGGGCTTACAGGGGCAGAGGCTTGGTAGGCTATAGGAGTCTGTGGGACTACTGGTCCAACTGGTGTCCAGTTAGCACCATCCCATACGTACATTGGTTTAGATGTCATTAATTAGTCCACTCCTCTGCGGTGTTACCTTCTGCTACCCAAGCAAGGTAGGCTTGATAGTCTGTGTTTGCTGGGTCAAAAGGGATAGAAGCACTATCTGATTCTCTGATAATTGCTTTTACTATTCCGTCTATTGTTAATTTTTTAAACATTTACAACTCCGCACTTGCGTAAAAATTCCAACGATAAAACTGATTTGCTGTTAAACTTCCACTACCATTAATATAGTAATAACCATTTTCTGTTGGGTCCACTATTGCTGCAGCATCGTGAGTACCGTCATTAATAGAAGTTATTTTTCCTGTATTTCCAAGACTATCATAAAGAGTTATTGTTGGTGCTGCTCTCATATTTGTTGCAAATACACCACTAAAGGCTGCAGCAAAACTTGTGCTTTGAGAATATCCAGTTCTCATACCAACTGAAGTTGCTGTTCCGCCATAAGTATTATCAGCAAAAGATTTTTGAAAGTACCTTTGACACTCTCTTAAATCCTGAGCATAAGGCTTAAACTCAAACAAAGTAGCAACTGCACCTACTTCTAGTTGCACACCTGTAATCTGCCAGTAGTTGTTAATGGCTGATGCTAGGTTGGTTTGACCTACGGCAACATTAGCCGCAACTCTTGAACCCCAAGCAGTATTTAATGTACCTGAAGTAAGGTCAGAACCAGCACCTAAATAAAAATGTAAAACAAGTGATTGATTATTATCATTATCAAATGTTCCAGTAGTATCGGCAGGAAATGTAATTGTTTTCTTTTCCCAAGTTCCTGATGCATCTATTGTATAAGACTTAGAAATAGACCTTGAAGCATCAAGATTTCTCAATTCAATTATATAAGTTCCAGTTACATTTCCTTTAACCCAAAATTGAAGTGTTAATTGTTGTGCTTCAGATGTTCCTTGACGAATCCTTTGACAATCTTGACCTTCTAAAGAAGTTTCAAATCTTATTAAGTCACCAGAAGCAGGTGAAGCGTCAGCAGTAGTGCAAAGTGTTTTGACAGATTTAGCAAATCCTGAACCTGTTGGTGCATCGTTTTCTACTGTTTGAGTCCAAGTACCTTGTGTGGTTATTACGGTTTTCCATCTATCTGCTGTGTAATAACCAGCAGTAGTAATGCTTGCAGTTGATGTTCCTCTTTGTGCTACCTGCATAGCACCATTGATTACTAGGTTTCTAAATGGTGCTTGTGAATTAGCAATGGTCTGATAAGGAGTAAGGTCAGTCACCTCACTCGCTAATGGAACCCAATCTGTTCCTGAGTAAACGTATGCTTTCTTTGCCATTAGGCTCCCATCAATACGAACGGATGAATTGCTTCAGAATATATATCTGTCTTTTGGACAAAATCATTAGTGTTAAGTGCAGATGCAGTAGCATCAGAATCAACCCACAACTCTCCAACTGCTTCTGCAGTAGGTGCTGAATCTTGGTACGAAACACTTGCTCCACCACCAGAGATTTCATTCCACGTAGAACCATCAGAAACTTTTACTAAGTCAGTATCTGTTTCATAGATTAACTGTCCCTCAGAGTGTGCTGGCTGAGTGGCTGAAGTACAGATGATTAAGCCTCTTGATACATACCAAGAAGCACCACCGTAAACTTTTAATACATTGTCAGTTGAGTTCCAGTACAAAGCACCAGTTATTAATGCATCACCGTCATTGTCTACTGCTGGGTCAGAACCCTTAGAACCTAAGTATCTATCATCAAATGCATCGTAACTTGCTGCAGCAGCAGCAGCACTTGTAGCAGCATCTGTTGCTGAACCCAAGATACCGTCAACATAAGCCTTAGTAGTTGCATCAGTTGAAGCAGTTGGAGTTCCTAAAGTTGTAATCTTGTTAGAACCCATATCAATAGCACCAGTCATAGTGCCACCAGCCAAGGCTAGTTTAGTTGCAATAGAGTTGGTAATTGTAGTTGAGAAGTTAGGGTCATCACCTAACGCTGCAGCCAACTCATTCAAGGTGTCTAGTGCACCTGGTGCTGAATCTAGTAAATTACTTACAGCAGTATCTACATAGTTCTTAGTAGCAGCATCTGCTGATGCTGATGGTGCACCTAAGCCAGTTACCTTGTAGCCACCTGCTGCTAGGTCTGAAGCCAAAGAAACGCTATTAAGACTTCCACCAGTAACTGTTGGATAAGAAACTGTTGGAGTATTTATAGTAGGACTACTTAAAGTCTTGTTATATAAAGTTTGAGTTCCAAGCAAAGTTGCAGCAGTACCATCAATTTTAGTTGGTGCTATTGCTGCAGAAGCATTGATGTCAGCATTAACAATAGTGCCATCAGCAATCATTGCTGAAGTAACCGTACCTGAATCTGCTCTAGTTACAGCAGTTCCTGCAATCTTTGAAGCAGCGATAGCGGCAGATGAATTAATATCGACATTGTTAATAGTTCCATCTGAAATCATAGTACTGGTAACAGTTCCATAATCACCAGTGGTAATTACAGTTCCACCTCTATCTGGAAGATAGATGATTCTATCTGAAGTAGGATTAAGTGCTTCAAGTCTTGTTTCAAAAGCATCATCTGTTGAACCTTCAAAGAAGATTCTTCCACCAACGCCAATGCTTACATCTCCAGTAATTGATGGACTGGCGATAGTCTTGTTAGTTAAGGTTTGAGTACCATCTTCAGTTACTACATCATCACCAGCAACCTGCAATTCGGCAGCATTAATAACTCCACCTGTAATAGTTCCATTGTTGGTTGCAGTGCCAGTAATGACTGGGTCATACAAAGTCTTATTGGTTAGGGTCTGGGTATCAGTGGTACCTACAACGGTCCCAGACAAGCCGTGTACGGCTGCTGAGGCGGCTCTGTGGGCTGCTGCAAGCCTTAAGTCCTCACCGATAGCCATATGGCGAACCTTGGCTCCAGAGGTGTGAGTCTTGGCTGTAGAGCCATCGTAACCACGAGTTACTGTTAAGGTATTACCACTTACTGCAGTTACCTTTACGATTTCTTCGTTAGATGTTTCAGGGTCAATTACTACTATGAAGTCATTAGATGCGGATACATCTGCATCATTGATACCACCTAGTAGGTTGCTCGCAGAGACAACGTCAATGCTGGTTGCAACAGTTGTTAGCGAACCTACGACATCTGTCTCTAATGATACGCTGGAAAATTTTCTAGACATTGGCTACCTTATATTGTGTAGTGAACACGGACTGGATGTTTGCCATTTTGCTTGGCTGATTCTTCTTGCAATCTTTGTTGATACAAAGCAAGCAAGTATCTGGCAGTATTCGTACCAGAACCGAACTGACGTGTGCTGTCGTTCTGGTCTGCCTCTGGTGCGACAAAGTTCAAACGACCTGGGTCAATGAATGACACCATACGATATGCAGCACCATAAACAATCACGTCTCTTGATGATGCTGGTAAACCTGTAACTGTAGTAAATACATCAGAACCACTTGATAGTTCTGTTGGTTCTTTACCATAAACAACTTGAACAGTTCTTCCTGGAACTATTCCATCATAGATACTAATGGTATTACCATTTGCATATTCAGATGTACTTGCCATTGGGTCATGACGCCACTTACGAACTGGAATCCATTCACCTGATGGACCAACAGAATCCCAACTTACTGCAAGAACTGTATCGGCTGCGGTTGGTAAAGAGTATGTAGTTTGAGCAGGGTTAGCAGTAAAGGTAGTAGAAGCAACACCATAGATATTTGGAAAGACAGCCTTGATGGTGTCGTTAATTGCACGCTTAACAGATAACTTAGGAAAACTTGGGGCAAAAGTAACTTTGGCATTAGTGTCATGGCTTGCTGCAGTTGTTCCCCTATATCCTCTACCAAATGGTGAGATGACTGCAGAGCGGTCAGTACGGTCAACAGAATCTAAATGTATAAGTTCTTCATCAATCTCAACAACACCCTTACCTATGTTCTCGCCATTGGCTAGAGCAATAGATAGGTCTGTTGAATTAATACCAGCAGTAAGATATGTAGTTCTGTCTTGACGTAGGGTAAAGCCCTCAAGATTAATAAGAACTTCTTCTACTAGTTCGTTAAATGTAGTCACCATTTCACCTTGTCTGCCCAATATGCTGCTGACATCTTACCTTTAGCAATGTTCTTAGCATGACGTGCTTTAAAAGACTTTTGTCTTGCGGTTGGCTTTCTGTCCCCAGTAACACCTTGTTGTCCAAAGCGGATTGTCTTAACCTTATCGCCAACCTTGGCTACAACTACGTGTGATTTAGTTGGGTGGCTAGGAGTCCGCTTTGGCTTATTAAAACCAGAGACCCCAACCCTTTTGAGTCTTGGGTCTTTAGCCATTACTTCTTAGGCTTCCGTGGTGTTGCTTTAACTGACTTTGATGCAGGAATCTTTCCATTCTGTAATGGTAAAGGATTACTTCCTGTTGGTTTCATTGGAACTTTCATTCCCATATTTTCGTGGTTATAGTTTGCGTAATTGCATCCACATGTTGAGCACATATTAACTTCCCTTAACTCTCTTTAATCTTGGGTTTTTCTTTTTGGCTGCAGCAGATGCCTTGCGACTACTTGCTGCCAAGATTGCACCAGCACGCTCCATTGGGATACTCTGCTTCTTAGCAATCTTCTTTTGCACAGCCTTGAATCCAGGATGCTTTGCTGATTTAGCCATTTACTTCTTCTTACCCATTTTCTTCATTGACTTCTTTGGCATTTCTTTTTTCTTCATCATGTCCATCTTCTTAGACATTTTTTTCTTACCCATACTCTTGCCGTACATATTGCTCCTTATTGATTACCGTAGGCTGTGCCTGTTTTTTCTGATATATCTATTGCCCTGCGTATATCTTTAGTCTTGGTAGAGTCAGGTTGAATGCCTTGTGCTCTAGCACTTCTATATAACGCAAGTTCATTGTCCCACTTTTTTTCTTTAGTCAAGTCAAGACCAGATGCACTTTTAGCCCAACCAACTCTTAGGTTGGCTGCCTTAAGACACTCTCCCCACGTTGCGTGGTCTTTTGTTGGGCATCCGCTTCTGCACGCCATCGTTCCCCATCTTTTCTTCTATGACACTTAAAGTCGTTTCAATTCTTTGTACTGCATCTTTAAGTGATGAGCCACCATTATGTGATAGTTCACCATCAAGACGATTGAGTCTTTCCATAACTCCAGGAACTCTTGCTCTTCCTGGCTCAGCCTCTTCGCCTTCCCAATCTCTTCTAAACTTTTCTAACCAATCAGATATGTCTTTAGTTCTTTTTACTATTGGAGAAAAAACACGACCAACAAGTACAATCAAACCCAGTACTGCTGTCGCTACTGCGATAACTTCTAGTGCGGTCATTCGAAGTTAGCCTCCGTAATACCGATGCCAGCATCAATGAGCGAGGTTTTTGTCGCTTCAGAAACTTCATATTCATGTCCCCCTGCATAGTATTCACTAGCAGATTCTATCTCGTCTGTTGATGGAACTCGCCTAGTTACATATGTTCCACTAATCTTTAAAACACTTACACCTCTAGTGTGCTTGTATCTGTAGAACAGACCAAAGCCTGCTGGGGCTTCTTCAACTGTTGGTGGAAAAAATAATGGCAAGTTAACTCCTAATAAGTGTAGCCCCTACATGGTGTGTGCAGGGGCTACGAGTGAATCAATTAAGCAGCGTTGATGCTGGAAGAAGATTCAATACGGTACAAGGCTTCTTCGCGGTAACGCTTCCAACCTAATACGCCGTACCATCCAATTGGACGTAGACGCATTAACTTGTCGGTTACGTTTCCGATTACTACGTGTGGCTCTTCAGCAACGGCTTCAGCCAATGCTTGTTGTCCTGCTAGTAGAGTACGGAATGCACGAGCCGATGAAGCACCATCGGTTGCGTTGTACAAGCGTGGGGACTCAATGAAGTAAGCACCTTCAAAAGTTCCGATTTCACCTGACCAGATTTCAGCATTGCTCTGGTATTCGTGTGGCAATCTCCAAGCACCTGAACCAGTCTCTGCACGAAGGTCGTGTGAAACTTCTGGGTGAATTGCACACCAGTAGAGGCTACCCTTGCGAGGTACAGCCTTTCCTGCACGCAACTTGGCAACAGCCTTGCGAATATCAGCAGCAGAGATAACATCTTCTGCAGCAATTTCGTTGGTTGCAGCAGGAGTGCTTGCTCCACCAGTTGCATAGATGACGTTGGTTCCACCACGTAGTTCGGTTTGAACTAGTTCGTCAATGGAATCTGCCATGTTGAATGCAACGATGTTTGCAATCGCTGGGTCTACATCTGCTAGTGAGAATAGTTGTAGTTTGCGAGTGGTTAGTACAGCATTACCGTATTCGTTAAGAGTTACGGTAACGGCACTTGGGCTACCA